TCCGACAGGGCCAACTTTTGTAAACAACGTAAACAGGTAAAATGAAACAGGTAAAAAGTAAATAGATACAAGGGACTAGTACCTCGGTCCTTGTTTACAGTGATTAAATATTAAGCGTAAACAGTTTACAAAATAACGTAAACAATTAGGGGGTAAGCAAACTTCACTACTCAGCCCATAACAAAAAAAGGCCAAAGTGTTTACACTTTATCTCTGGGAACATCCTATATAGAAATCTTGGCAAGAGGGATTACTTGTACTAAGGTTGTGGAAAATCGGAGACACACATGGGTTCGGTACAGAAAAAGATTGAAGAAGAACATGGTCGGCAACTGACCAATCGGCAACTTACTTTTGCACAGCACATTGTTGAGGGGATCTACTCCAATGCAGAGTGTGCTAGGAAGTCTGGGTACAAAGAGGACCTTGCAAAAGAACACGCATCACGTTTGTTAAATGGTCGAGACTATCCTCATGTTGTGGAATATATCCAAGAGTTAAGACAAGAACGAGAACGAAGGTATGGTGTGACAACCATTGGACAACTCGAACGGCTGTTCAAATTATCTCTGGGTGCAGAAGATGCAGGGCAATTCTCTGCGGCAATCAATGCAGAAAAGATACGCTCTGCTCTTGGTGGTTTGACCATCGACAGGCGTGAAACAATAAATACTATTGATCAATTATCGAGGGATGAAATAACTGCCCGACTTGCAATGTTACAGAAACAATATCCGCAAGCTTTTGTGATCGATGGCACAGCGGAGGATGTAACGGATGAGCAAGGGACCAGAGGCGAACTTTTGGAACACGTTGAGATCGAACCTACCCAAGAAAGCGTTCGCAACTCGGATTGAAAACGTACATGGGGGCGGTGTTCCTGATGCACATATTGTCTGGGATGGACTACCATTCTGGATGGAATTGAAAACAACCAAAGGCAACGCAGTAAAAGTCTCATCTCATCAGGCCGCGTGGCATATGGCTTATTATGCCCGAGGTGGTCTTAGTTTTTTCTTAATAAAGGCCCTCTCTACGAAGGATATATATTTGTTTGGGGGGGATCAGGGGCCTGATTTACTCAAGGGCGGCATCTCTGCGGCCCGAGGCTCGAGGTTCTCGAACCCTGCGGCTTTGTTTGAGAGTCTGCGGCCCCGTTTGCTCGATCATTACTCTGCGACCCTGCGACCCTGCGACCCTGCGGCCTAGTTTATTTATGTGTCTTGTACCTATGGTACAAGTAAAGGGGGCCGTGGCCCCCTGGACTCTAGTGTTCTACTATCGCAATCGACTTAGCCAGGCTAGATCCCTTGCACAATTTGCATGCTGTGCATTGGACCCGTCGCCCTGCTTCCTTTGATGCAGGACATAAGGCTTCGTTCTTTTTGTCTAGGTCGCCAAGATCCATAATCACTCGGAAAGTCCTTCGACCCTCGGCCCAATGGGCCTTTGCTTCGTCGTGACTGTCCGCAGATTGCATTGCAATATCTGGACGCCATGGTTTTTGATGGGTGTATGCGGTCCATGTTTCACACTCGGCTAGTAATTCATCCCAAATGTGAGCAGGAACGGCGGCGGGATCGCCATATGTCCCGACCCTTACGAACCTATCGCGGCCCATGGTACGCGCTGCGCCTATCGGATACACTCCGCGCTTGTATGCTTTCCATACAATCAAGACACCTTGACCGAGATTGACATAACACTTGCGGCCCTTGGCAATTTTGCGCTTGGGATCCGTTGTAACTTCGCCACGCATGGGACACTCACCGCAAATAGAATAATCTTCGCCAGTCTTCGACGCTTCCAATGGGTTTATATCCTCTCGCAATATGTAAGTTTGTACGACCTTGCCCGTTTTGGTATTGCGGTTTGAATATGTCGCAATAACTACGATTGGTTTATTATCCAATAAGCTAGGCCCGTTGTAGATAATAGCTGATTTCATTTTGTTTAATCCTTCTAATTAACAGTTTGATATTAACAGACCACAAGTAAACCACAAGTAAAAGTTTTCTTTATATCTCTGCGACCTTGCGACCTTGTTTGATACTCTGCGACCCTGCGGCCCTGTTTACTTATATAATTGTTATACCTTTTCATATGTAAAAGGGGCCGCGAAGCCCCTGGCATTATACAAAAAATAAGAGGGGCCGAAGCCCCTCCCCTCCCTAGTCCATGAGTTCATATGATATCGAGGATTGAATGTCCTCGAGGATCTGACGCTTGACCACTTCCATCTTGCGACGGATGGCACTGTCCTCGGGCAAAGCCTTGATGACCTCGCCAATTTCGCCAAGATCGATCTTGATCTCGGTCTCTAGGTTGCGGTGTGATGTATAACCTTTTTTCATAGGTTGCTCCTTCGAAGTTAAGATAGGCACCATTGCCTATAAGAAAACCGTACCATGGATCCAACAACCAGTCAACAAATAAACCACAAGTAAGGTAAATAAATATAGGACGCTGCGGCCCTGCGACCCCATGAAAAAACCCTGCGACTTTGCAGTCACAGGGTTCAAGGAGCATGGCGCATTTACCCTGCGCCTGGGTATTAGTTGTTCAGCACAGGTCGCAGATCCAAACGTCGCCGTTGTATTCTGCTTTGAGTGCGCCCAGGGGATAGTCGCTGTGTTCGAAGAGAATGTAAGGACGAGCGGTAAGCTCACAAATGTTTTGTTCTTGGATCTTTACGGCGGACAAAGGTAACTCTGTCCGCTCGTCGTAATTAATTGCGCTGTTGAATATCTGGATCATGGTGTCACCCATAGCAAAATGAACAGCATTGCGAACAATGCCACCGCTCCTAGTATATCCTCGAGAGTCGAGGTGTAGTTACCTCGAACCCATTTGATTAGTGTCTCGATACCGTGATACATTATTTTAACTCCTTTTCTAAAACATCAGCTATTTTTTCAGAAAAAGTATGGTCTATCCAACCATGTGCACCTCGAAGGCTTTCCTTTTTCTTGAAAATCTCAATCCATTTTTTAAGAGTTTCCTCATACGCTGTCATTATAGTCTGGCTCCTCATCGTTGATAATTAAATTAATTACTTCTTTGTTGATACTTCTTAGGTCAAACTCTTCGCCATGTTCAGAGATTAATTCATTAGCTAGTCTTGCAGCCTCCTCTAATTCGTTAGCGCCACAAGGCGCATAATGGCTTTGTGTGATTGCTTGCCATAAAAAGCGAACATAAAGATCCTTTGTTGTTGGCTCTCTGTAAGAATTATTTGTCATGTTGGTTTCCTTCTGGTTAAGTGCATTGGATGCCAGCCCCTCGAGGCTGGACACCAATAAACTAAACGCTGTACTCATCGCGCCATGCAGGATCCGCGTCCACAAGTATACCGTTCTCGATTACTTCTCTCGCGTACCCATCGCCTAGCTCATCGCGGAAGTCTGTCATTGGCGATGACGTAGCTAAGAACCACCGAGCATAAGGATCCTTGCGCTCGGCGTCTGAATGCTTGTAGGTTTTTAATACTTTCCAAACCCAACCTGTTCGAGGATCCGTGTAGGTTGCGTATGGTTGATCAGCTTTACGGGCTTTTCCGAATGATGTTCTTGGCATTTGTTTACTCCTTCTGATTAAATGCAAGTAAAGTGTACCCCACCAACAAGTGGGGTACAAGTGTTTATTTAAGTTTATCGAACTCAGCGATTAGTTGATCATAGAGTTGAGCAGCAGCTTCTTTTCTATCAGCGTGTAGCATCATGAACATACACTCTAGTTTAAACTTCAGCTTGTTACCTAGAGTTGTCTCGGGTGGTTGGTCTGTTTCGACTGCTTCGAACTCTATTGTTTTTGTGTTTGTCATTTGTTTACTCCTTGTTAAATAGTGGGGAGCCGAAGCTCCCCGTTTGATTTACTTCCAAGTGAAAGTTTCTTTTGCTTTACCTAGTCGCTTGACTCGGTCAAATTCTTCTTGACCGTAAAGGTCGATAAACAATGCTCGGGTAGGTGATAGTTCTGGCTGTTTGCCTGTAACCATTTCAGCAAGCCCATCATCGCATGCCATCTCTTTGGTAGCCATGACCAAAGCTTTGATATCCTCCTGCATTTCTTTGAGCATGTCGAGACGTGATTCATAATCGATACGCGCTGATGCATTGCTTGGGATCTCAGTGTCGAGGATCTTATTTAATTCTACTGTAAACATTTTGTTTGCTCCTAATAAAAATGGTCCGCTTCATTGCTTTCCATATTTTCAATATGGGGATCAACTTGTAGAAAGTCAATAGGCAGACCACAAGTATTTTACATTTATTTAAATTAATTTTACCTATATTCAGATTAATTGCTGCTGCATTGCATCAAGTCTTTAGGGGTTACTGTGCCGCATTGCAGCATTTGCTGAGGCAACATCGGACCCCCCACCCCCCTATTTGCTGGGGTACATCACTACATACGCGCTATATATACAAGTTTGACAAATTCATTCATTGGTAATTACATTGGAGTCCCATGCCCCCCAAAAAATCGCGGGTATATTTTCATTTGGGTTTGTAGTAGTGTACTTTTATGGATCATGTTTTGCTTGGCAATGTAATGGATTTGGTCTTAACAGACCCGTTCTACGCGAGGACCACGGTTGGTGATACGCGCAACTCGGTGTATTATGCTGTTAAGCACGGCAAGTGTATGGTGCATAAAATTGACAAAGATGTTGTTGGTTATTGCACATATGGCTTTTTTACTAAAAAAGAGTTACAAGAAGATAAATGGAATGGAGATGAGGCATATGCTCGTGATGGAGATGGCATTTTGTTTTTCCCGAAGTTTCAGTGTCGTGTGGGTCGTCGAGAGGTGATACGGTTTATAAGGGATATTCAGAGGTTTATGTTTGAGAATTATCCTGATGTAGAGATTGGTAAGGGGTTACGAGTTTATCCAGACGGTAGCCAAAGAAATGAAAAGTGGCATAGGAAAGTGGCATGAGCACATTTTTAGATATTTTAGGTTTTGGTTTTAGACCCCGCATTGTTTTTGAGTCTAACGGCGGCGGCGGCGGTGGCGGTGGCGGAGGGGGTGGCGGTTCAAGCTCCTCGAACAGTGGTTCTAGTTCTTCAAAGAAGAAAGAAACCCCGACATTTGATAGTTTAGCGGACGCCTCTAATGCGGGATACCACGGTCAGGCGGTTAACATTGCGGGTAAGGGTCTTCAGAAGGTTGAGTTTGCTGATAAGTCGTACAACGAGAAGATGGCTTCGAAGTCTGACGCGGCGAGTTCTGGCTCTACGGCTTCGACCACCTCTTCTGGTAGCAGTGGTTCGGCTGGCAGTGGTTCGGCTGGCAGTGGTTCGTCGAACATTGTAAATACTGTAGTTGACGCGGCCTCTGATTTTGTGAGTGAGGTAGCGGCGGCACCTGGCAACATCAGCCGTGATTTACAGATGGGTTTGGGTCTTATTCCTAAGACTCAAGATTTTATTGACAGAACTGCGGCGACGATTGCTAGAAACGGTGACCTTAACCATGCTAGTCGATATGCGGCTGGTCAGGTAGATAATGGTTTTAAGGACAATTACAACACTGGCACGACGGCTGCTGCAACGAGCACCTCGGAAACTAAGACAGATTACACTGGTTCGGGCACCTTTGGTGATGCGTTTTCTGCTGCGAGGGATACTTTGGGGCCAGGTAAGACTTTTACTTATGACGGTGCTTCGTATTCCACGGCTATAACGGGCGAGGATTCTGCGTTGGATGCGGCGATAGCGGCGAATGCTGCTGGTGCGGGAGCGTTAGAAACAAGTTTGAGACCACAAGCGCGACCAGAGGCAGAAGTAGAAGCTGGTCCAGCCTTTGATTACACGGGTGTAAACATGGGTGAATTGGGTCGCGGTGCACCTGAAGGTACACTACCTCCTGGTACGTTTAATTATGCGGAGGGCACAAATCCAGAGATGGAAATGTTGTCTTCTTTAAAAGCAACAAATCCCGAGTTACTGTCGTCTGGTGAGTATCTGGCGGCGTCTCAGTATGAGAAGGATCAGGCAGGGAATCGTTCACCTTCTACAGGTATTCAAGTTGCGAGTGCGGGTCCTATAAGCCTTGAAGATTTACTTTCTACGGATGAAGATGCCATGGCGGCTCAAGAGGCGAGTTTCAGTTATGCACCTCTTACGGACAATACGGCTATCAACCAAGTTGCGTTGGACAATCAAACTGCTGCTGAAGAAGCGATGGGCAGAACACCTGGTTCTCAAGTTCAACTTGCGGATACATCTGAGTTATCTACGGGTCGTAACTTTATGGACACGCTTTATAACATCGGCGGTGGTTTTGTAGAGGAGCTTGGACAGGCCGCGGGTGGTGTTGGTCGATACTTAGACGAGGGTATGGAAAGTTTTGTTGAAGGGCTTCAAAACCCGTTGACGTATAAGCTGACGGGTAAAGACGGTGTGGAGCGTAGGTATCCATACCTTAGTACTCAGATATTTACTGATCCCTTTGGTCCATCGAAGCCAATTGATTATACTCCAGCAAACATCGACATTGTTGGTACAAATATAGCACAGCCTCTAAAAGAAACTTTGCTTGATACATCGGAAGATATTTACTCGAACATCAGCCCCGAGCGTCAGTTGGCGCAGGAACAAGCGCAACCTGCTGACTTTACGTTTGGTGAATTGCTTCGAGGTGAGGCTAAAGACGTAGTGGGTCGGACTTATGGTACAGATTTAGGTTCGACATTGATGACTGGGGCGCAAGAAATACCTGACTTAGTCACTGATGCATTAGCTTTAGCGTTAACCAAAGGTAAAAGTGCTCTTAAAAAAACTTTAGGTGCAGGTTATGTGATTGGGACTTCGGCTGGCGCGGGATCAGAATCGCAGATTGACGAAGCAAACAGGGAAATTGACGCGGCTATTGCAGATGGATCGTTGCAAGAAACAGATCAATACAAGGCTGTTGTTGATCAATATGGCGAAGACAATGCAGTAACCATTCTTAAAGACACTGCAACAGATCAGATTTTGAAGACTACAGGTCCTATAGCGGCGGGTACAGATTATTTTCTGGGTAAATTTGCTGGAGCAACAGGGATCACTAATCCACTTGGTTCGTTTGGTCGCTTTGCTACAACGCCCGTTGTTGAGGCTACCACTGAAGCCCTTGAAGGTGGATCAGGAAACTTGGCCCAACAGTCAGCGGGTCTTGATACTGGCATTTTTGACCAGACAGGGTCTGATTTTGTAGAAGGTTTTGCTGGCGGAACAACGTCCGCAGGTGCAGTAGAAGCGGGTCGAGCGGCGAGAAACGCCTTTGGCGGTCCTCTTGCTGGCGGTTCTCCAGACGTGGACACCACTGGACCAGTGCAACCTGCTGCTCCCGCAGCGTCGGTTCTTAGTGGTCAGTCCCTTACAACGCCTAATCAAGTAAATGTTGCTCCAACTATTCAACAACCAGTGCAACCTGTAGCACCAAATGTTGACCAAGTACCTAATATTATCAACATTCCTGGTACTGATGTGGTAGTTCAGTCGGTTGCGCCAGCGCAGCCACAGGCTCCGAATCAAGTTCCTTCTTCTGGCATCGAGTCACTGGGCACGGGAGGCGCGTTTCAG